TAGTCTGGTCAATTTTAGAATTCAGAGCAGCTTCAGCAGCAGTAGCGCGTGTAACTTCGGCGGCAACGCTAGAAGTCAGAACGCCTTCAGCGGCAGTAGCGCGCGCGGCTTCAGCAGCGATGGACTGCTCGATAGCCAACTTCTCTTGAGCGGCAGACTCAGCGTCCTTGATGGTGCGAACAACAACAGCACCAACGCTGTTCAAGCTGGAATAGCGAACTACTTTGTCAGTAGAGTTGAACCATACGCGACCGGCAGCAACGGGGCTGGGGTCAGTAGATAAGATTTCGAGGTTGAGGTTTTCTACGTAAGCATTAGCCGCAAGGGTAATGCCGTGAAATACTGGAAAATTGGCCATGTGTCACTCCATAAAATGAATAAGTTTTAAGTCTCGACACATCCGGTTGTGGGGTACTATACCACCACGAATCGCCTAAGTGTAAGCAATTCTTGATCGACTTTCAAGGCATCGCTTGCTGCGTGTTGTACACGCCACTCCATCTCAGGGGTGTCGCTCTCCAAAAAAAATTTATTGTCTTTAAAAGCCAACAGTGTTGCACCGTGCGCCTTCATAAAAGCGGCTAGGTGGATGTCTCTTTTGGGAACCGCGATCTTGTGAGTCATGTGCGTACTTTATAGGATAAATGTGACAATTGCTGTGCCCGCGACGGGGGCTGTAAAATAAATTTTTATTTCGCTATCTGTTGTAGCTTCGACACCCGCATAGATTGCGCGTCCGTTGCTGTCTAACAAGGCGACACTCACCTTGTTCGTTTTGTAATCGTGTGGTAGTACCCAAGAAAGTTGAGCCGTCTCAAACGTAAAAACTTTCGTTCTCGTTGTTGCTGCGCCTGTTGCCGCAGAACCGTTTGTCGTCCCGTAAACTTGCCCGTACACACCACCTGCTGATATGCGGGTGTATGAGATCATGTCAGTTTACACCTGCTTGTATTACTTGTAGCGTTGCACTCCCGGAGGTGTACGACGTCAGAGTCAGTCGGACTGCGGTAATCGGATAGCCGTAGTAACCGTCTTGCGTAGTGGTTTCTCCTGTTAAAAACGGAAACCAGAACTCTTCGTCCGGCACGCGAGTCAAGATGTCTTGATACATGTGCTCTACGTTATACGTTAATACAGACCCAGCCGACACTAAAACCGCTACACCTACGTTAATCGGGATGACATTAAGATTAATCGTAAGCGGCTTACTACTTCCCACCGACGCTAAGGTGGTTGTCATAATACGCGCCATCTCTACTCCTTCTAAAAAGTACCGCCACTCACTCCCGGCCCTTGTGCAATAGACACAAAATCAGACCCATTCCAAACCACAATTACAGTTCGACCGGCGGGGATTGTAACCCCTGTTGTCGGCCCTGCGCCACGTATCACAATGTCTTGTATGCCAACAGTTGCATTACAAACCACATAAATCTTTGACTGCGCTGGAGCAGTTATGCTCCGTGTCGTGGAGCCATTTGCTGTCCACAAAATAACTGCTTGTCGGGCTTGATTGGCCGCACCTGTTGTGGTGCTCAGTGTCACATCTGCGTCCGTACTGATGGTTGTTGTACCCGCCACGGCGGTATCAAGAAGAGATGTGATGGCGTTATTAACCGTGTCGCCCCAAGTCCCTTGGAGTTCACCCTGAACGGGCAGTGCTAAGCCCAATAACGATGTGTATGCTGTAGTCATGTGTTATCCTTACTGGGAAATCAAATTCCAAGTGGTTGAGGCTCCGTCGTTAATAGTAGTCCAATTAGGGGTTTGCCCGTCGTTGATATTTTGCCAGTTTGCATTCTGGCTGTCATCAATAGTTTCCCAAAAAAGACGTGCAATAAATTGATCCGCCGCTGTTGAGTTTTCAAGTATTGTGCTGTAAAAATTAGCCAACGCTGTAGCGGCATCCAAAGCCGACGCCGCTTCCGAAACAAAAACCCCAAAATTCTGCTTACAAACAACAGCATCCACCCCAGATGCCGATTCTGACACATTTAGGTTAAAGACGCCCGAAGCGTTTGGTACGTCTAATCCTGAGACGTTTTCACTGACGGCCCCAAAAAACACAAAACTAGAACTTATAGAGTCTAAGCCCGAAGCGTTCTCAGTTATTGCAGATTTAATAGTTTGAGCTACAACAGTGGTATCTATGCCACTCGCGGCTTCGTCTATATTGCAGGCAAAGTTCTGCTGGGCAGATGCGGCATCAATTCCCGATGCGCCATCTGAAAAATTGAGCCTGTAGACCGCAGACGCACTTGTCGCGTCAACCCCCGAGGCAGTCTCAGTGACGTAGTTATTAAGAATGGTAACGGCATTGGTGGCATCAATCCCGCTGGCAGCTTCCGAAACTGCGGCGGCAAGTGTGTTTAGGGCGGAGACATTATCGACACAAGATGCAGCATCAGAAACGCCTCTGTAAAATACAGAACCGCCCCAAGCAGCTTCACCCCATGTGCCGGAACCCCAGCCGCCCTCGGCCATATCACGCCTCGTCTAATTCATCTTCGGTGAACCAACGCTCTTGTTCAACGCCGTCTACGTCTGCCCATTTAACCAAGTAGGTTATTTCTCCCTCTTCACTCATGTTCAATTTAGTGATGGGGCCCTCTGGAATGACGGCTTTCAGTTTTACAAGATCGCCACGTACAAATTTTGTTGGCATGTTAGCTCCTTAAGTCGCAGTCAAGCTGAATGTGTAGGTCACGTTCAATGTGTCGCCAGAGGCCACAACACGATCACCGGGGGCTGCAAAATCAGAAGCCGAGAACAACACGCCGGTAGTTCCGCTTTTAGTGTTGTTGCTGATTAGGAAAGCCCCACCCACTGTAGCTGTTGCATTAATGGTGTATGAAGCGGGTGAAGCAGAGTTAGAAGCCACTGAAGGATTCGCTGTAGTGGGTGTCCCAAAAGTACAAACAGGTCGAGTGGCATTGCTATAAGGTACGATTTCTGTAAATCCGGGATGAGATGCTGCGGTGTCGGTGGCGGTTGGGTTGTTGGTAGCTGCTGCGCCGTACAAACCAATATACCATGCGGCGGTGTAAGAACTGCCGGTAAAGTACTTGGCATTCATGTCTTGCAGACCTTGGTTTACCACGAGGTTGTGGAGTTCCTGAGACCACTTGACTTGACCGTCTGCGCCGACGCACTCAAGCGTGTAAACGCCACAAGCAGAAGCTTTGTCTGCATTGCCAGCCGCGCGGGTCAGAGATGCTGCTACAACATCAACTCCAGAAGATTTATCTAACATCATGTTTCGCTCCTTATGCGATACGTATAATTGCCGAAGTATTGGTAACAGCGGGAAACTGCACCGTGAAAGTGGTGGTAGAGGTTTTGTCGTTACCAAAATCTAAAACACAAACCGTTGGGTTGCCGCCGCCGCTCTTATAAATCAAAGCCCCGCGAGCGGTTAAAGCAGCCGTCCAGACTGCGTTAGCAAAAGACAAATAAGCAACGTCTCCGGAATTCCCTATTGTAGGCGTTTGAGCTACCGTGAGAGTGTAACCTCCAGCGGTGTATCCACTAGCCACAACTTCCCCGATAGGCGTGTAAACGCTCGTTGTTTGATCCAATGTGGCTTGGTTTGTGTACAAAGCAATCTTAAATGTGTCGGTCGTAAAGTTGTATTGACCATTCGCAAGGCCAGTCTTAAACACATTGCAGGAAAAATTTCCAGTAAACGCCATTACGTCACCGCCTGTCTAAATTGACCAGAACGATAAGCATCTTGACGCTCCATCCCGTCGCCAAGGCGTTTCGCAAGAGCGAGTGCTTCGTTGTACTTTGTGTTGTACAAAGTGACCATGTCGGCCTCACCCTTCATATAGGTGATAGCCTCTACCAGCGTTCCGTACAATAAAGCTGTATCAAAATTGTCGCCAAGCCATGTATTTCCGGCTGTCACAATTGATTCTGGATAGTAATAATAGTGTAACTCTACGTTGTAGACCGCATCCGGGGTGGGGCCTAGGATAAATGAGAGTTCGGTTGTAATCACGTTGGACACAACTGTCGGGCCAAACAAGGCATAGTACTTTGGAGTCGCGGCATCGGTCGCTTTTGGATATGCCTGACGAATAAAGTTTACATCTTTGTTTAAAAGAAACTCTTGCCCATCGGTTGTCTCGACAGCCATAGAGTACACGGCCAAAAAATCGCTTGGGCAGGATAAGTACTTATTGTTGGTTGATGTGGCACCTGTTACGTTTTTACGTATGGACGGGAATTGAACGAAGTTGTAAATGCGCTGTTCCACCTGCTTAATGAATGTATTCATATCAGCAGTGGGAAACGTGTTCTCTGTGTAATCAGA